CTTACAGCCATGAAATTAACAAAAAATACAACTCATACCCCTCCTTTATAGCCTATTTACTTACTTTTAAGTTATCATTCAACTAAATACTACTAAGATCAAGTCTGTGGCTTCCTCTACTTTTCCTGAAAACATATTAAATAATCCTCTCGCTAATCCTCCTAAAAAAAGAACTCGCTCCACAATTTCAGATGTTCTTAAACGCTCCCAACGTCTATACGCTAGACAGCTTGAAGGTAAAACTACTCGCCAATTAGTAATAGAACACGCTTCAATCGAAAATATCTCTGAAACTACCGCCTGGTTAGATTGGGACAGAGTTAAAGTTTGGAATAATGAAGATTGGGAAAAAGATAGAGAAGCTCTCCTACCTCGCCTTCAAGCAATGCGTATCAGACTCTTCAATAAAGCTGTTAAAAAAGGTCAACTCCAAACCGCAGCACAAATTCTCGATAGTCTAGGAAAAGTAATCGGTGAATCCATAGAAACAGTCAACATTCAAGCTCCAGAATTATCTATAAAGGTTGAACCAAAAAATTAGTCAGAATATATTTAAGTTCCCCACGTCAACAAAAAATAAAAAATAATCTGTAAATGTACCCCCAGTCCAAAAAATAGACCTACATGGACCAATAGGCCTAAGAAGTATTTTGAAGTCCTTGCAGGTCCATAGAAAGTCAATACAGAACATAAAAATTTAAAGAAGTCCATAAAAGTTTAGAAAAAATACTACTAGGTAAAAATTTGTACTTGCAAAATTTATTATGTACTTTCTGTTAGTTTTGTTTACTTGTTTACTATTTTCTGGTATAATAAAATTAAGTTTAGTAAATTCTAAAATTATGACTTTAGGTGCTGTAATTTTTTCTAGCTTAGAAAATAATTATTACCTACTTAATAATTTATAGATCACTTAACTAAACATCTAGCAAAATTATTCATTCCATACCAAAAATGAACTCAATTAATTTATTCCCAACAGAGGAAACCCAAACACTAAAAACAGAGCAGTTAAAAACTAACTTTGCATTTGGTTCTTATAGTTCTTTTTTAGATATCAGTAACGAATCTAAGAAGTTAAACATTCAACTAGATAATAAACAGATTAAGAAAGATATTCTTTCTAGCTTTCAAATGTTATCAGCTAACTACTCAGCAGATAAAGAATATTTAACTGAAGTCTTTAAAATTATTGTTGATAAGATTGAACAATCAAAAGATGACAAACTTAAGGACGAGCTAGCCGCTTATTTGGTTAATAACTTAAACAGTGAGGTTAAGTAATGACTAAGAAAGTAAAACAAGAGCAAGTGAAAGTAACTTTACCTCCTGAGTTATACGCAAAGGTAGTTGCTAAATGTATAGAAGAATTGGGAGAGGTTAATCTCTCTCAATTTTTTAGAAATCTAGCAAGGAGAGCAACATCATGATAAGAGCAACATTCTTATATTTGATATTTTCAATAGTTGTATTTACTGGAGTGAGTCTATCGCTCCAGAAGTCAACAAAATTAGATTGTGAAGCTATGGGAAGTGAGTCTCTAGCATGTAAGCAATTAGAAAAAGAAAACTTAATTAATCAATTATTAAATTAAAACAATGCTTAATGTATTACTTATCGCAAATGAAGCTGGACACGCTGGACATATTGCCAGCACAGTATCAAAATCTAAACTAATAGATTTTGTAGAGGATAAAGGTTATGAAGCAGTCGAATTTCAAAATGAAGATTATTCAAAAGAAGATACTGTAGAAAGTCTAAGGAAAGAGTGCGGATACTTCACACTTAAGACGCTACCAGATGCTGAGGATACCTATTAAGAACTAGCTAAAATAAAACTCCAGGGCAAAAAGTCTTGGAGTTTTTTTATTAATTTTATGATGTAACATTTTATACGTAACATTTTATACATAGAAAATTTTTAGAAAATTTCTGAAAAATTTTTCAAAAAAAAATAGGTAGTAACAGTAAATCAATAATGAATGAAAAATTGAATGAATTTTTTAAGGTGAATGAAAATATTATGAATGTTAAAAAATAACATTACTTTAACATCATTATCATGTATAATTAAAGAGTATTCATACCAGAATTAACAATGCAAGAATTAAAACAAGATGTAAAAAATTACATTATTGACCAACTTAATGATGATGTTGGTTTAAATCATCACATTTGTGATTTACATCATTATTTATTAAATGAAGATTATTTTATAATCGGATATTATAAGGCCGAACAGTGGTTAAAAAAAGATAGTATTTTTAACGCTATTGAGACAATAAAAGATTATGAACAATCAAACTTTGGTCAAGTATCAACTGATTTATCAAGTTCTGAGAATGTAGCCAATATGTTGGCTTATATTTTGGGTGAAGAAATTTTATACAATAATGATACTTTTCAACTATTTACTAGATTTAACAATGAGTATTTAGACGAAGATAAAAGGGATTTATTAGTAAGTAGTTTAAAAGGTTAATAAAAAATGGCATTTAATAAAAAAGAACAATTAGAGTGGTTAAAACTTACTAATTCAATAATGAAAGATAAAAAACTATCTCAAAAAGAGTTAGATAGATTTCATTGGTTAAAAATTAAAGGGTATTATTATGCCTAATGAATGAGAGACTTTTTACAGTCTCTTTTTTATTAATTTAACAATACTTGCATTATTTTATATATATACCTATAATAACCTACATAAACATACCAGTTTAATGACACTTTCCAAAAACACTAAGCCCATGAATGGGTTGATATATCAATCAATAATGGGTGAATACCTTATTGATCCCAATGAATGTTTAGAAAATTTAAATATTCAAAAAGCTATCAGCATGAATGATGAAGTCATGCTTAGAAAAATTCTTGAATGTGAGTATTAATTATGAAATTATCTCAATTAAAAACTATTGATATTAACGCTAAAGAATGGCGTGACAAAATTAATGGTAATTCTTACTTTTCAAGTGACGTTATTCTTAATTATGGTATGAATAATCAAGAAACAATTAAAGTACCTTTTCAATATGGGTATGGAGATCATTACGTTTATCAATCATTAAGGGAAATTCAAAAATTATTTCCTAAATCAAAATGGTATAGAGAAAATCTACTTGGTAAATATCAAATACAAGATGAATACAAAATAATAATTAGAAATTCTATTAAAACTAACTGTTTAAAAAGGGAACTAAACAAATGAACAACATTACAATTACAAAAACTGAATTTAATACAGTTACAGAATTTATTTTTACTTTTGAACAAAGTGAAAATCATTTGATATGTCCAGTACAAAAAACATCAACATTAAATGTAAAACATTCTATTGATGCAAGTGAAAAGGACATTATTAAAAATATGGTTAGAACTGCAATTAATGATTTAACTAAAGAAGAACAAATGAATCTAGTTAAGATATCAAGTTGTAGTTTTTACTTTAGTGAATA